CACTAAATTTAAATTGTACAGGTTCAATAGATTCTTTTATTCGTTCTTCAGCATCTGAAGGTGTAAAAGGATAAGCTGTCATCTAATCTTTCCAAGTTTACCACCATAAGAATTTATACCTAAATCATATCCTTCCATAATCATAGCATCTAAAAATTGTTGATTGCCTGGTGGGTAATATTTATTAAATGCTTCTGATCCCATTTCATGTTCAATCATAAATTTAATAAGATCAAACATTTGATTGTTATCAAAAAAGTTTACAACATCATCTCTAGTCATATTTGTTTTTTCTTCTAAAGCTGTAAGATAAATAGAGGTATCTTCAGCATATACTGATAATATTTCTTCTATTGTAGGTTGATTACCATATCTTTTAGTTGTGTTATTATTTATTAAAGTAGAATTATTAATCATAACTCTTACACCAGCTCTAATAGAGTCCACAGGGCTAGAAAATATTGCTGCTTGATTACCTGTGGATATATCAGTCATTTCGCCATTCCATGCAGTATCAGTTTTCATAACTGCCATATAATTATTTGTTCTCATAGGTAATGGTATAGATTTATTTTCATAATTACTATATGCCCATTGTTTAAATTTAAGACTTAAATTAGTTCTTGTATATTCTGTTTCATGTGGTGGAAATGCAGATTCTAATTTTTTATCAGTAGTAGTTAATTTTTTATTAGCTTCTATTTCTGCATCTCTAGATAAATGTTTACTTATTTCATTATTTATTTTAGCACCTTCATCATAATATGGTTTTAAATCTGCATCTATTCCTAATGCTTTAAATATAAATGCAAAAGGTCTTACTTCTGATGGTACATCATTAAGTAATGGTATATCTGGATAAAACTTATAATCACTAGCTTCTATACCTAGTTTAATAGTTTTATATATAACACCTTTAGCAAAATCTTCATAAGGTCTACCATCTAATAAATGACCATATGTTTGTTCAAACATTTTGTATTTTTTTTCTGCAAGATTATTTATCAATGTTCCTCTAGTTGCATTTTTATTTTGTATTTTTGACATACCTGCAAAACCTGTAGGATCAAAATAATTTGTACCTTCTGTAAGATTAATTGTATATCCATCATGATTTATTTTAAGATGATAGTTTGGAGTACCTGCATTGTTATAAGTTCCTGTAGGTTCTATAACAATACCTTTCATATTTTCATCTATTGCAATTTTAACTATATCTACAATATTATTTGCTTCTAATTTTGTTTTACCAATTATAGGTAAACCTTTATTTATATTAATACCAAATCTTTCTTTTTTTTCTTCTTCTGAAAGAGTTTGATCTAAAAAATTAGCTTGTGCTATTATAGAGTTTTCTAAACCTTGACCATCTATTTTACCAAATTTTTCATATGGATCTTTAATAAGTTCTGTTCTACCACTATATGAAAATCTAGTTGCACCATATCCTGCTTTATCTATTCTATCTAGTGCAATACTTGCTGCTTTTCTAAATAGGTCTTCACCTTCTCTATTAGTAATATCAAATTCTTTACTACCATTAAGATGTGTTAATACTGCTAATGTATGTTGTAACCAAACAGATTGTACTTCTGGTGTAACAAGTGTAGATGCAAACGTAGGCAATACAGTTGTACCACTTGGTTCAAATATATCTGTATACCTATTTTTTTCAGACAAAAAAAACTTTTTGATAAAATTGGTATCAGTATTGATATCCATATCACTAATAATATCCGCATATATTTTTGTTACTCTACTTACGTTTGGTTCTAAATTACTATTTATTTTTTCTTTATTAGCTGTATAATTTTTAGCATCACCAGCAAGTGTATTTAGTCTTGTTCCTAGTAGTTTATCATCTGACATACCTTCTGCTAAAAGATTATTAGCTTCATCATAAATAAAAGCATTTTCAATATCTAAATTTGGATATTGTTTTTTCATATAATTATATAAAGATAGATTTTCTCTAAATTCTTTAACCATACCTGGATTATTAAAATCAGCATTTACTTTACTATTAAGTCTTTTAATTACTGGTTGTGGAACAATATCTTGTCTTTTTAAAATATCTATTGCTACTGCTAAATCTGGATTTTCAATATCTGTTAAGTTTGTATTATTAATTCCATTACGTGATAATATATGTTGAGTAAATAATTTAGTTTCATCATCATTCATTAGTTGTACTTTTTTACCTTCT